AAAACAAGTAGAAGAACTTAAAGCTACTTACGCTAAACAGGAGCAGTCTTTAATAAAAAAATATGGTGCAGATTCTGTAATAAATATTGAAACAGGAGAAATCACCAAATCTAAAGAAAAAGAAGAACTAACAAAAGTATAATACAATGGCAAGAATTAGCACATACCCTATATCACAACCGACTGTTAATGATATTTTATTAGGCTCGGATGCAGACAATTTGGATGTGACTAAGAACTATTTGCTTGGAGATATTATAGCATTAATTCCGGGAGGAAGTCTTAGCGTTCAGTCGCTAAACACTTTAACCGGAGTTGTTACATTAACACCTAAAGGAGGTCTTGTAATAACTGAGGTTGGTAATCAAATATTTTTAGATGCCTCTAATGTAGGACAGTTCGATACCTTAAGCACAAATGGAACAACAGGAGCAGCAACATTAACAGCAGGAGCTTTAAACATACCTGACTATAGTAGCTCAGGAGTTACAGATGTAAACTCAATAACAGGTTCTGTTGATATAGCTTCTAAAGGAGGCATTGTTATTACAGAAGTTGGTAATGTTTTGTTTGTTGATGGAGCTAATGCAGGTAAGTTAGATAGCTTAAGTGTTAATGGAACGACAGGGGCAGCAACATTAATTGGGGGAGTTTTAAATATTCCTGATTATGGTAGTGGTGTTTCAGGAGTTACAGATGTAAACTCAATAACAGGCTCTGTTAATATATCTTCTAAAGGTGGTATTGCTATTACAGAAGTTGGTAATATTTTGTTTGTTGATGGAACTAATGCAGGCTTGTTTGACAGTTTGAGTGTCAATGGAAGTTCAGGGGCAGCAACATTTATAGGAGGAGTTTTGAATGTTCCTCAATATCAAAGAGCTATTACTGTTACAACAGGAGGTTCAGGTTCAGCTAGTTTAATAGGTGCTAACTTAAATATTCCTTATGAGCCTATAAGCTTAAGTGTTAATGGAACAACAGGCCCTGCAACCCTTGTAGGTACAGTCTTGAATATTCCTCAATATGGTAGTGGTGTTTCAGGGGTTTCAGATGTAAACTCAATAACAGGTTCTGTTAATATATCTTCTAAAGGAGGCATTGTTATTACAGAGGTTGGTAATGTTTTGTTTGTTGATGGAAGCGATGCAGGTAAGTTAGATAGCTTAAGTGTCAATAACAGTTCAGGAGCAGCAACATTAATTGGGGGAGTTTTAAATATTCCTCAATACCAAAGAGCTGTTAGTGTTACAACAGGAGGTTCGGGTGAGGCTACTCTTATAGGTGCTAACTTAAATATTCCTTATCTAAATTCATATAACACAGGAGCACCAACAGTTGTAAGTGCATCAGCAGCAGGTAGTTCGTCTATCCCTACAGCAGCTTCATCAGGGGCTACAGTAAATATGTATTCGTGCACTTGGTCAGGAGGTAATGGTAACTATACTCTTACATTGCCATCTGCGGTAACAGATGCTTACAGAAGCATTAGGGTAATTACTGATGGGACTTTTACAAACAACACTTTACAAGTTATATTAACTCCTGTATTTGGACAAACTATAAATGGAGCATCTTCTGTAGCTTTAAACAAACAATACACAGGTATTTTAGTTTGGTCTGATGGTTCAAATTGGAGGGTAATCCAACAAATATCATAATAAATGGATATAAGAAAAATAGCTGTTGGCCCTGATTACAAGTCAGGAGCAATGCATTATATAGCAGGTCAAGAAGTTTTAGGGAACACATCAGTTATTCATCTTATAAAATATAACGAATCATCGGATTCTTTTGAGATTTGGATTAAATCAAAAGATAAACACGAAGTTATTTTATGGAAAAGGTTTGTTAATATGCCTGTATCTATAGAGTTCAATGTGAATTTTTAGAATCAAATTAAAATATGAAATCACCGTTCTTTTTTATAGCGACTCCTTTAAAGGGGAGGCGTTACAATAACACCAAAGATATTGGTGGGATTGAGTTTATAACAAGCACATCCGAAGAAGACCATAAGTTCTCTAACCGAGAGGCTATAGTTATGGAAGTCCCATTAGGGTATGAAGGCCCTATAAAGAAAGGTTACAAGCTTCTTGTACACCACAACGTATTCAAATTTTATAACGACATTAAAGGTGCTAGGAAAAGCGGAAGAAGTTTTTTTAAAGACAACTTGTTTTTTATTGAACCTGACCAATTTTTCCTATATCACGATGGAAAAGAATGGCATACCTACGACAGGTATTGCTTTGTTAAGCCTATAAAAAAAGAAGATTCCTATCTTTATAAGAATACTAAAGAAGAACCCTTAGTTGGATTGGTTAAGTTCCCAAATAAATACTTGATTAGTAAGGGTGTTAGCAAGGGTGATAAGGTTTGTTTTCAACCTGATAGCGAATATGAGTTTGAGGTTGATGGTGAAAAATTATACCGTATGTATGACCACCAAATAACTATGGTATTATGAGAAGAGATTGGAAAGATATTCTATACGATGAAATAAAAGATGACGAGGAGATTGGATTCTTTAGTCATAAATTAAGAAAATCTAAAAGGATTAAAGATGACATCAAAAGAAACAAAGCTAAAGATAATAAAGGCAGGGCACAAGGCGGTGGAGCAATTAATAAAGGTAGCTGAAGAGAAGATTATTAAGCACGACCCTGAAGACGCTTTGTCTGCAGATAGATTAAAAAATGCAGCCGCTACTAAAAAGTTGGCAATATTTGATGCGTTTGAAATTCTAAATAGAATAGAAGCAGAGCAAAAAGAAATAGAAGTTTCTGAAAAAGGGGCAAGTAAAACTGATACCAAACAAGGATTTGCAGAACGAAGGTCAAGAGGATAACTTATATATCGTAATAAAAGACTTTATTCCGAAGTCTGTGCTTACCAATAAAAACAAAGGTAAGTCGTGGGAGTATGGATATAATCCAAAATATAACTTTATTGTCATATCAAAGGATGGAACTCTTGGAGATGTAGTAAGTATACGTGGATTGGTAATCGGACTTCCTGCTACTCCAAAGTCTTGTTGGTCAAGGTCTAAGAAAAAAGAAGAGCAGTATTGGGAAAGGCAGGAGCTGCCTAAAGAGTTATTTAAGATTAAATCTATATTTCAATGGAATGATTTGCCATCAGACTTTAAGGATAGGCACGTTGATTACATTGAGCAGGAATTTGATTACAGGGAGAGTGGGATGTTTTTTAAAAATAATGGCACGTCTTCTTATGTAACAGGCTCTCATTATATGTATCTTCAATGGACATCAATAGATGTAGGGTATCCTGACTTTAGGGAAGCAAACAGAATTTTTTGGATTTATTGGGAGGCTTGTAGGGCTGACAAAAGAAGTTTTGGGATGGACTATTTAAAGATAAGGCGTTCAGGTTTTTCTTTTATGGGGTCTTCTGAGTGTATAAATGTAGGTACTTTAGCAAGAGATGCAAGGGTTGGTATACTATCTAAGACAGGTAGTGACTCTAAGAAAATGTTTACAGATAAGGTTGTCCCTATAAACAGTAGGCTTCCTTTTTTCTTTAAGCCTATTATGGATGGTATGGATAAGCCAAAGACTGAGTTGGCGTTTAGAGTACCTGCATCAAAGATTACAAAGAAAAATATGTTTACCGTTCTTAATGATGATATGGAAGGTCTTGACACGACAATCGATTGGAAGAATACGGATGACAATTCTTATGATGGTGAAAAACTATTATTATTAGTACACGATGAGAGTGGAAAGTGGATTAAGCCTAACAATATATTAAACAATTGGCGAGTTACAAAAACCTGTTTACGTTTGGGTAGCAAGATTATAGGCAAGTGTATGATGGGTTCAACCTCAAATGCATTAAGCAAGGGTGGTGGTAACTTTAAGAAGTTATATGAGGACTCAGATATTACTAGCCGTAACAGAAATGGTCAAACGAAAAGCGGTATGTATTCACTTTTTATTCCGATGGAGTGGAATATGGAGGGATTCATTGATAGGTTTGGGTTTCCTGTCTTACATAATCCTGACAAACCTGTATTAGGTATTGACAATGAGATGATTACTCAAGGAGCAATTGACTATTGGCAGGCAGAAGTGGACTCTTTAAAAGATGATGCTGATGCATTAAATGAATTTTATAGACAGTTTCCTAGAACAGAGTCTCACGCTTTTAGAGATGAAAGTAAGCAGTCATTGTTTAACCTAACAAAGATATACCAACAAATTGATTATAACGACACTTTAATAACAGAGCATCACGTTACTCGTGG